TGTAGCTGACCAACTTTTAAGTCCCAACGAAAATCGTTGTTCTGCTCCATGCGCCCCCTTGGAAAGAAGGGGCGGTTTCCCGCCCCCTCAGTGTTAGTTTACAACGTATTCGATAACAAACGCCATGTCTCCAGGAGTGCCGCCAGTTGCATTAAATGTAGCCGCAACATAGTAGTACCCACCAGGGTCAGAGCTATCACCAGCCATTGTGTAGACTTTCTGGCCTGTGGTGTTCAAATCAGCCGCCTCATAACGAAGCTCTGCAAGCCCTGCGCCATCGGCAACAGAAGTAGCAAAGAAGTCTTCGTCCTTAACAATGCCAGCATCTGTGTAGAGGCCAACATTGTATGTGCAGCTTCCACCAAGGGCATCTGTGCCTACGCGCAAAGATGTGATGGTGGCGTTGCTTGGGATAGGTGCAAGCATAACAATGTCATCGTCAGTGCTATCACCAGCAGCAAGTGCAACGTTTCCTTGGGCAACACGGATTACACCGTGCAACTCTTGGGCATCGTTCATAACCTGAGGGGAAGCCTCAAGGTTTGCTACCAAGTCTGAGTTTTTAGTAGTCATTACCTAGCTCCTTCTTAGTCAGGTGTTTCGTCACAGAAGATTTGCACAACTTTAGACTCTTCCATCCGCACAGCGCCAACGCTCATGCAATAGTAGACCTGTGTTGCGTAACCTTTGTCAGCACGTTCATCAATGCGAGCATTGATATCTTTGCCTATGCCGAGAGTAATCCCATCCTCTGCCCATGCAAAGCATGTGCGGATGTCGTTGCTATCAACAGACAGACGGTTTGTCATAATGAAGCGGAAGCCCATGAAGGTGTCCACATCGCCAGATACCAACGCCTTAACGGTGTTGAAGTCTGATGAAGTTACCTGAGTTGTACCAAGCAAGTCTTCGATTTGCTTTGGCCCAACAGCAATGTAGCGTGGGATTGATGGGTCAACATCATTCAAGTCCATCTTACGCTTGGCTTCTGTCAGCTTTGCGATTGTCAGACCATCGTTTGACGAGGCAGAACCTACTGAGTTTGCCGTTGCATCAAGAGTTGCTGAACCTGAGCCAGTCTCACCAGTGGAGGCTGTACCGATTGCAGCAGCAATAACAACGTCATCCATCGCACGGCCCATAGCAGCCGCAGCAGCCATAGCGTATGAGGAAGTAGGGTCAATCAACATGCGAACCTTGTCTTGGTCGTCAATAAGGTCAGCATACTCGTAGTCAGCCAAAGACAGACGCCGTCTTCCATGAGGGGTGTCAATCTGTGGTGTGTCGGCATTTCTTGATGTACGAAGCTGCGCTGTCGCTACACCAATCTGGTCGATGAAGGCATTCTTTCCAACAACATTCTCAATGCGCACCGCATCACGCAGACGGGAACCCATCTGCTGTGAGAGCATCTGCACGTTTGCAGAATACTGTTGAACAAATGCCGTGGTGATTTGTGATGACATAACATGTCTCCTATTTCACACGGTTACATTTATACTAATTGCGGTGTGCTACCCTTGCGGACACCCCTAGATTTTTTAGCCCTTGTGGGGCTGTCGTCTTTCCGACTGGCAACAGGACGATGTGACTCGCTACCCTGCGTGACCCACTCGTAGTATTTATCTGCGAGGTGGTCGGGATTTAAAACATCGCGTTGTGTGCCATACTCTAACGCGACTCTTAAACACTCTAGCCTTATCTCTACATCATCCATGAATGTAGTTCATTAGCTCTTGTACTCGTCCCACAGCCTTTTGACGGGCTGCGTAGTTTCGCCTATCTGTGTACTCAGGCGATTTCATAATGGCATCTGCCTCTGCCTGAGCCGTTTCCCTCGTCATAAACGAAGTCTGAGATGAGTCCGAAACTGTATCTTCACTTGTCACACTTTGCCTAAATTCTGCAATTTTTGCAAATGCTTTTATAAACTCTGGGTTGTTGCCCAGCTTAGTGCCATCGGCAAGGTCTAAGTCAAACATCTCAGGATTGCCAAATTCTTGCGCGGTTGCTGCCGCTTTCTGCACAATCCCGTCATAATTTGAACCCCATTCCTGCCGTAATGCAGCCTCTGACTGTTCACGCTGTTGCTCAACCTGTTGCATATTTGCAACACCTGTGTTCTCCACAACACTCTTATAGTAGTCAAGAACGCCGCTTGCTTGCTCAGGTGTAAGGCGAAGTTTATGCGCTATGTCTTTGTAACTACTAGCAACTTCCTCTGTTACTATATTGCCATCAGCAGCAATGTCATAGTTATCTGGTGAATCCGGCCTGCCAAGTCTACTGTAAACTCTATCCAAGTCCTCTTCTGTAGGGTTAGCAGGCAGTGGTATTTTATCTGCACCTATAAGACGCTGGGCATTTACATATGACCGCGCCAAGTTCTCAACATCTTTGATAGGTGAAATGCTAGGATGCCCCCGCAATTCTTCTGGTATCATATTCAAGAAATCGTTACCAGACCCGCCTGACGCAACTTCTGCTGGGGTTTCCAGCATCGGTGCTTCAACCTGGGCTACCTGTTCGATAGCTTCTTCTGACATAATTACTCCTCTTTCATCATACTATGAACGTGCAAAAGGACAGCCCTCTTGCCTTCCTCAAAAGCTGTGGCATTGGCATCGCCAGCCACATAGCTTGACACCCGCCAGTTACTACGGGCCTCAAGGTCTCCGAGAACCTTCTTGCCGCTTTCGGTGGCAAAGGTTTCTTTGTACATAAATTTAAGTTTCTCTACCTCTGGGGTCATTGCCCAACCATCCTAACTGCTTGCGCCGCTTGCGCTGCTGTATATACATCCTCTTGCTCACTCTGACGCTGCATTGCTTGTTGCTCTGCTGCTGCTCGTTCCTGACGCATCTGCGCAACCTCACGGCTAGAACGCAATGTAGTCTTAGGAACGCCAAGGGAATCAGTAACATGTTTAACCAAACCATCAGGGTCAAGGTGGTCAGTCACTGGCAACGCCTGTGCTAGAGGCAGTAGGATTTCAAGAGCCTGCATAGTGCTGTTAAGACTGCTAGACTTTTGCGCACGGGCCAGAGGCGATACATACTCAATATCAATATCTGTTCCTTGCAAAAGCTCAGGAGGGATAGCAAGCATCTCCTCACGCAACATCAAGGCAAACACACGGTCTACCAAAGGACGCAGCATCTCATTCATCAACCTGCCAAGAACAGGGCCAATGACCCGCATACGCTCTTCTTGCCTTTGCACAACCTCTGTGGCTGTCATGTTTGGCGCACCGCCGGAAAGAAGCTGGTCAACGTAGAACGCTGAACGAATAGCACCACGGCGTTGCTCTTCCATGCTCAATCCAATAGGAATGTTAGCGCCCGTGTTTAGAGGCGTAATCGTATCCCTAGAGCCAGACCTAAAGAAGTTAAGGCCACCAGGCTGTGTGCGGATAGGCATAATAAACCCGTCATCAGGGACAAGTAACGGCGGGTCAATCTGTTTCTGGGCCGCTTGGATGATTGTCTTGGACATCAGGTTCAGCATCTTAACATCAGGCAGGGCTACCATTGCCGGAGAGCGACCCATGATTTCGCCTGTCGCCTTCAAGAAGCGCGGCACAATATAAGGAAACTCTTGGAAGCCACTCTCTGAAATCATCATGCTGCTGTTCATACAAATATAGTACGAAGCAAACGGCATGTTCTTGTTGTCTACTTTTGTCGTGTCACGGTCAGCCCGTGGCATAACAACGTGCATGATTTCTACTTCTTCATCCGGCTTTTTTTCGTGTGTCTTGCGAATAAACTCGCCTACATTCTCAATGCCGAAACGCTGGACAGCTTGTCTTGCTGGCTGCTTATACTTGCGGAAGACGGTATCAACTAACCCAAACTGGTTTTCCTGTAGGTAGAACTCTGAAATGTGGCGTGTGCTAAACCGCAACTGGCCCTCATCCATCTCAACAAACATGCAGCCTGTGCCAAATACAACTAGGTCTACATACATCTCATGGATTTCAGTCTCAAAGTTTGACTGATTAAAAGCCCTAATCATTCGTGTTGATGAGTCTTGCAGCCATTCGCGCACATCATCGTCACGGCCTACATCGGTGTCTTTCATATCAAGATGGAACCAAGGAGTAGCCCCACTCGTCAGCATACCGTGCAGACTTGCAGACAAAAGGTCTACAGCCTGTAGCGCAGTACCATCATAGATAAGCTCCATGCGCTTTTCGCCGCGTGACCGTTTCTTAACGATGTCGGCTTTGCGGGGTAGCATATAATCCGCAAGCTCTTGATAATGCGTATCCCAGTTATCTCTGCGGGAAACAATACTGTTGCCGCGACTAATTAGGCTCTTGGCTAAATCTTCCATAAGTTACCCCAGTAGTGTAGGTGTGCCGCTAGTTGGCATTGTTGTATCAGAGGCCAACCCAGCAACTATAGTAGAGCCTCTACCCTTGCGCTTTGAGCGCTCTTTCTTCAGAGCCTCTTCGGATAGAGCCTCAGCCCTTGCATAATCAACCTTTGCCGGAGGCTCGGGTGGAGGAGGCGGTGTTGGCATAGACGGTGGACTAAAAAGTGAACTCATTGTTATCTCCTATACTGTAGGGCGTTTGCCAGTAGAAGATAAGAGTATGCCCTTTTCTTCTACTAAACCTCCACCGCCAAATCTTCTAGTGCGTCTACGCCGTGATTCTTCTGCGGTAAATCCTAACTGCGTATCATCAGGCACAACCTCAGGCGTTACTTCCGGCGTTACCGCAGGGGTAACATCTGGCTTAGATTCAGCCTCGCCACTGCTACTAGCCAGTATAGTTTTCTTAGCATCAGCTTGCTTAGGGTTAAACTGTTGCCGCCCACTGTAAACACCATCTTTGGTTACCACACCAACAACCAATTCATTCTGACTAGGGCCAAACTTAGCAGTCACAGGCGTAGCACTCGTAGAGCCAGTACGTAACTGACCAGCAAGACGCTCGTTAAAAAAACCGCCAAGCGTGTTTATTGCAGCGCCAGTTATGCTTGGGATGGGTGACTTGATAGAACCTTCGGCTGCGCGGCGTTCAAGCTGCTGCGCTGCCGTTATGTTCCTCTCAAAGTTCTGCTGAACCTTGCTAAGATTTCCACCCCTGCCAGAGCGACCATAAGTTGCCTGCTGTTCTTTCAAACGGAAGTCCTGCTTTTTAGCGCCTCTGCTTCCACTCTTTACGCTGCCACCGCCGCCACCGCCGCCGCCACCACCAGAACCCATGTCATTTCTCCTTTAACTTATGAAAGCCCAGCTTGCCGGACTCAGTTCTTAGCCAATAGCAATCACTATATCCCATTTCTATAAAAATGTCTTTCAAAGACCTAAAGCCATCGACTATGCCTTTGCGACCAGCAAAACAGATAAAATCAATAATCCAAGGACTATCGCCGTCACCACGCCATGCGCTAGGCGGGAAGATGCCTGTTCGGATATATTCATCAATTTGCTTTTGCCTTGGAAATGCCCAAGTAGCAAACAAGTACGGAACCTCATCGGCATCTAACCCAAAGATATAATTCCCCATAGCAAGCGGCGGCTCTAAATACATACGCTTATCAGCAAGCGTATAGTCCGAATGATAAGGGCTGTACTCCATCATCATGCTTGCAGTGTCATAATGGTGTTCGTTATTTATCATCATAGCGTAAAAGGGTTGTACTCCATTTGCGCAACTTGTTGCGGAGGTTTGACAAATCTCTGCCTATTCTCAAGGCCAATAGCGAGATACCTAAACGCATCTGCTGCATGGCTTGTGAAATCATGGCGAGGATGGTCTCTAAACATTTTTCTACGTTCATCCCATTCCTGCCTATACTGCCGGAGCATCTCAACGCCCGTGGTGCATCTATCCCTGTCAAAGTAACATTTAGGTAATAACATACGCGCCGCGTTAATGCCATCCGCGACCTTCATCTTGGGAATCACCTTAAAGCGAAGCCCCAGACTAGCGGCAGTCTCTAGTCGTGACTTACCACTGCCAAGCTCACGCACCTCAATGTCATGCGGGGCCAAGTGGTCGCCGTAATTGTAGTCCTTCCTATTTATAACATCAGCGTAATGGTCTAAGCCCACGCCCCCATTCTCGTAGTAATCAATAACATTGACCGCCCCGCCCCTAAATATTTGCGCAAACCAAATGGCTGTTGAGTCATTGACACCCAAATCCCAAGCCGTATGGACTGGGTAAGCAGGGTCGTATGGCACCCTCGTTATACGGTTGTCCTCGTCAGCCTCTGCCATTAACTTGCCATAATATGCCCCAATAATTGCCGCAGTAAACGAACACTCATACTCCTGCTCGTATTGCTCAGGGGTCATTTGCGCTCTAGCTGCGTCTAGCTCCGTTTCCTTAACCAGCTTACTCTCACTGGCCTTTACAATCTTCCAGTACCACTGGTCGGAACCATTGTCTGTCTCAGACCGCGCCTGTTCTAGCAAATCAAAAAAATGATTATGCCCAGCCGGAGTGCCTAGAAAGATAGCCGCACCCTCTCTGTCAGACAGGGCCGGACGCACAACCTCCCCCCATACTCTAGGGTTTTGCATACCAAATTCATCGAAGACAGCCATATCAAGATAGATACCACGCAGTGCATCAGGATTCTCAGCAGACAACAACATCAACCTGCCGCCATTGGGAAAGTCCACACGCAACTCAGTCTCGTTGAATTTAGCGCCAGGGATGACACTCGTATAATATTTGACATAGTCCCAAGCAATACGCTTGGCCTGCGTAAAGGTAGGCGCAACAAAGGCAACACGGGGTCTTGGTAACGGACAAGTCAACGCATGTTTAATCAAATGATTAACAGCAAACACAGTCTTGCCAAATCTACGGTGCATAACCAAAACATTCCACCGCTTGATGCCGTTGTGCATCTCAGCCTGCAAGTCACGGGGCTTATAAGGAATCTTTATGTTTGCCATAAGTCTGCCATATCTCCTCTTGGGACAGGTTTAATTCATTAGCCTTCTGCTTAGTGCGGGGCTTTATATCGCCAACGGGTATCTTCTCGACTAGCGCATAACGATATACATACCTCTCATTAGAAAACTGAAAATGTAGCAGCCACGGAGCCTTGTCATAGACACGGGCAAAGTTATTAGGGTCGAAGTCGCTACGCATCAGCTTTGCTCAATCAGATACATCGACACACTCAGCACTACACGCAAAGTACCCCGCACCATCAATGTAATTATCCTCATGGTAAGGATTGGACTTGGCCCTAGCCGCCTTTAGCAACGCCATCATAATCCCAACATCCACAGGCTCTACCTTGTGGCCCAAATGAATAGACCAGTAAGAAGCAATAACCGCAAAGTTATCTTCCATATCACCATGCTCTGCTGCCCTGTCAGCAGTTACACACTGCTTCGCTTTATCTAAAACTGCCCCGCGCTTCATCTAGCTCTCCCACATAATACGAATACCGCCATCAGTAACCTCTACCCCCGTCTTGTTCTTCTGCTCGCCATAGCGCTCAGGGATAATCTTCTGCACTTTCCAGCGTACATGGTGCGCATAGTCTCTTAGCACATGAGCATCGTAGTCCTTGCGCTTGTGTAAGGCATCGTCATACAGCTTATCAAGCTCCTCTAGCGCCTTTTCCGCACTATACTGCTGCGCAATGCGCACAGACACATCAAGCTCGTTGTTGCCCTTCATACGCTTGTAAAGAGCCTGCCTGCTTATCCCAGCCTTCTTGCAAGCATCGACCATAGTATAGCCGTCAGCAAGGTCGCTCAGTATCTGCTGGGTGGTGAACTTCGTTAGCTTCGTCATGGTTTCTCCGATTAGGCTGTGTGTTTAGTTGTAGGTATTAACACATATAGAACGTGGCCGCGCGCGTGCGGGTGTGCGGGTGCGCGCGTGCCCCCCCGGGCCTGTGCGTGCGCGCCTAGGCGTGTGCGGGTGCCTGTGCGTGCCTGTGCGTGCGTGTGCCTGTGCGCACAGTGTTGCATTTTTGCCACACTATGATAGGCTTGGCCCTGCACTGCCGCAGGGAAGCTGTTAACGCGCTGTGCGTGTTGAGATATGCAACCACCATCTCCAATCCAATACAATCAACTGCTTATTAATATATACACACGCGCGCACAGTGTCAACTTTTTTTACATTGTGTGCTTTTTTCTCTTGACCATGCGGCAATGCTTGCCTATATTTGAATTATCAACAACGCCAACGGAGGGCAACACAATGGAAACTATCTGCTACAACACACGCAAAGCCACGGCACACATCGCATCGCCTATTATGCGCATTACAGGCTTTCGCTTCTCAAAAGATTATCGCCACGGCAAAACAATGTTTCACCGTGCTGTATACGCGATTGTCTCAACGCCTATAGCTAACAGCCTAGCGGACGGTATCCGCTAATAAACTTAACGGTGAGGGCTTCGGCCCTCGCCTATCAACAACGCAACGGGAGCTTGCACAATGACATATGCCGAATATGTGAAAACATACGAAACAATGCTTTCTATTTATTTGAACGACTACAAGCCAACAAACATACCATCCGAGGTAAAGAAGATGGTTGAGGCCGCGGATAAACTGGTCGATTTCCAGGAAGCATATCCGGCCTACACGGAAAAATACGAATCACAAGTCTAAACACAACAAAGAACCGGAGGGTTTAACAATGACTATCGAAGTAAAACTAGCAGTCGCGCACGATGGCACATATGGCTATGTAGAAGAAAACCCGCTTCATGAATACGCTAGGCGCGTGTTTGTCGATGCAAACGGCATCAACGGCCTGGAAAGCAAACACCATTCACTCTATAGCGAGTGGCTAGTCTATGGCAGTCGCGCTAGGACATACGGCAATAACTTCAAGTTATCGTCTTTTATACTTGGCTAAGGTCGAAACACGGCTTAGGCCGTGTCTACTGGTTGGGCCAGTACTGACGAGACCGTTAGAAACAACAAACCGGAGGGTTTAACAATGACAATATCACACGAAGCGCAAGAGCTGTACTTATATGCATTGAACGATTCTGCACTGTACCATCAACAGCGGGAGCATGTAGAGGCGTTGCTTCAAAAGCGATTTGATAAAGGCGATTACGACAGCGAGAAGGCCGCGAAGTTATGGCTGTATTTTGCAGACAACGCCGCCAAGAAGTACCACAAGCAATTCTGCGGCAATGGTAAATGGTTCCATATGTTCAACATAGACACGCGCCGCGAGATGGCAACGCTATGCGAATCAGAGCATCACGACCTAATGAAATGCCGCGCAGAATAGGAGGAAAGAACATGCAACGCACAATCAAACACATCAAACGCCTGAACAATTCACACGCAGGCAATCCAGCTTTTGAATTTACATTCATAGGAGGGCAGACAATACGCACAAAAGCGAACATTTCGGACGCCTACAAAGTACATATGGGCATGGTAGGCCAGCTTGTTGACGTAGAGGTAGAGACAACCAAAAGCGGTCGGCAACGCATTGTCAGCATTAACTAGGAGGCAACCATGCAAAACTTTAGCGATTTAAGCATTGGCGATTTGTTCACACTTGAACGGAAGCTGAAAAACAACCCGCATAAACCAACTATATGGCGCAAAAAGAGTAGCCGAACGGCATGGATGGGTGACGGCAAAGCATGGTTTTACTTTGACAATAAAACTACAGTTTACAAACGGGAGCAGTCACAATGAAACCATACTACACAATCACCCAGGACGATGCGCAACGCAACGCTGACCGGTTCCTAACCATCAATGCATGGCTGGCTAATCGCTATGCCACCATAGATAAGAACGGCAGACGGTGGCTTGACCAATACCGAGACGGCAAACCTACGCGATACAAACGCCTGGAACGTGCGTTTTTCGATAAATATTGTAAACAACACATGCGGAGTCAGTAACATGGACAAGCTAGAATTATTCAGCAACACGCTATTTCTTCTTATCATGAGCCTAGTAATCTGGGGCTTAATGGGGGCCGAAGCATGGCTATGGCAACTCTTTGCCTATTTTATCGGCCTGTAAAGCTCACTGACAGGCTTTAACCGCTTGGATGGTGTAATACCACCATTCAGGCATCAACGCCCACACACGGGCCTTAAACGGAGGGAAAGACAATGGCACAGGTCAACAAAGAAGGCATCTATCATATCCAAGACTGGATTAATGCAAATCAAGACTACAACGCGCAGGTTTTCAACCTGTGGGCGAATGGCATAGCGTCACAGATAAACCAATGCGCAACTCTTGATGACGATTTGCAGAGAAACGGGGAATTTATCTTTGAGGTAGGGCTGCGTGATGCCCAGGGCCATGTGATGGCGATAGCATTAGATAAGCAGCATTTTAACATAGAGCAATAAACAATGGCACGGGCCAGCAATGGCCCTGCCCCTGCCTAGTTTGCCGGAGCGCGGCAGCCTAGGCGGTGGCACGGTGTCACCGATAACGCCTAAACCATAGGAGGGTTTGTAATGGCTAAATTAGGAAGACCAAAACTTGTTGAGAACATGGAACCTTGGGAGCTGACAGAACACAACCGCAGAGAGGCTGCCAAACATTTAACGCCGGAGCAGGCAAAGGCAATCTCTGAAACGCGGGAGGCGTTGCGGGAGTTTATGGAGCAATGGTCGGAGAGTTTCGACATCTATGACCCAGACGTGCCGCGCAAACTACAGACTGCGTTCTGGCATTTGCACAACTATTTCCCACAAGACTAACAGAGAAAGGGGCAGCGCGGTGCTGCCCCTCACTGACAGAGAGAGGGCAAACGAATGGAAAAGGACTATCTAATCACAATTCGCGGAACTGTAGAGCAAACCTTTCACATAAAGGCAGACAACCTAGAGGAAGCAGAGCAACAGGCACGCGAACAATTCGACATCGGTAACGTTAAAGACGCAGAGAAGTACACCGAAGAGGTAACGTCTGCGGCCTGGACTGACTGGGTTGGCAAATGATGGACGCTAGACGTTTCAGAGAAATGCGCGAAGAACTAGGCTACAGCCAGCAGGGTTTCGCCCAAAGGCTGGGCCTGTCAGAGCGAACAGTGCGATACTATGAAAGCGGAGAGGTGCCGATAAACCGCACAGTAGAACTGCTGTTACAAGCAGTGGAATTAGATGAAAAATAAATCTAAAAAAAACAGCTATGCACAGCTTCTGTGCATAGCATCATTGCTTCGCTTTCTTTTTATCAAAAGATTTTGTTATATCATTGTAGTGCTATGAAGCTATGCACAGAAGCTATGCATTGCTGTTTGCGCTTCGCGATTTTAAAAGCCTGTGGATAACTATGTCAAGACAGAAAATTTGACGCTTAGGTATCGTCACCATTCATCTCACCGCAGGCTATATGCACGATGGCAGAGGCGTTGTAGTCTCTGACCGCCTTTCTTATCATCTGCAATTCCTGCTCGTTACCCCAAGAACGGCAAGCCTCGTATGTTCTGAATACTTGGTCAGCTTGGCGCATCCAGCACGGATTTACCGCCTTACCACTAATCTCGTAAGCCACACACATAGCTATCACCGCTTCAAACATCGTCTAATCCTTCCGCTACCAGCATACACCACGTTTCAAAATCAATCTCAGCCGTGTTTTCCTTGTCGTAGTAATACGGAGAAATGGACGACAGCCTTACCACACAACGGACAGGGCAACGGTCATACTTATATATCAGAACAGGCTGATTCCCAGCAGCGTTAGCGGCAGAGAGGCACTGTTCCCACCAGCTTCTTTTCCAAGTAACGCCGTTGGCGTAGCGTTTGCACTCCACTGTCCAACCTGGCACACCTATCAGGTCGCCGTGGTCACTAGCCCTGTACTGTTCGAGGTCTCTCTTGGCCTCTAGCCCCGTAATATCAAACAACATATTGGCGCAGGTGCGCTCAAATGCCGCACCTTTCTGTCTACTGTTCGTCATCCTGTACACTCTCCTCCGTCTGCTTGACAAAAGTATCCGACTTCATCGAACACCCAGTCTTGTTGCATCTCAATAAATTCTTTCATTGATTCGAGCGGTCTGTTCTTATTAAAAAACCCATAGTCACCACGGTGTTCGTGCATCTTCTCCAACCGAATCCACCAATCAAGTTTGCCTGGGTAATCCTTTGCAAGCATTGCTAGCTGCGATTCAGATTTGAGAAAACAGCCATCGCAATTACCATACATCGTCTTGCCGTTAACAACAGGCAAATTCAGTTTGAAGTCTTGCTTGTCCCAAAATTCCTCTATCATGCGTGAATGTACACCAGCATCAACCAACGGACGCCACGGAACCCAGCAATCTTTTTTCGGGGCTTTCTTAAATCTGTTAGGCTCGTCAGCTCGTATGCCAACTGCGTTCTGCCATTTCTCCCAGCCTATGCTTTTTAGATATCTTTTAGCTGTGTTTATTTTCAATTCAACTGTGCAAAACCGCATCAGCGTGTTCGGTAAAACCTTCTTTGCTTTAATGAGCAGCTCAAACGGCTCGCCAAACATTGAAGCTGATTCATAATTAACTTGTTTGAAAGTAGGCTTGCCATCTACTCTGTTATACTCAAGCCAAATGATATCAATGCCCCATCTGTGGGCGCACTCGTTAACAAATTCCAAGGTTTGCGGCATCTCTCTGCCTGTGTTTTGGAACAAAATCCTGCATCGTTCTGGCAGGTCGCCATTCGCCTCAAGTATCTGGTGCAACATGAACGCACTGGTGCGCCCCCCGCTAAAACTGATTTGCACATTACCCTCCGGCAAATCATAGGGATTTATCGTCATCGTCCGGCCCTCCCTCAACATAAATGACACCACTGCCCTCACACATCCGGCACTCGCGCACCAGCCCGACTATCTCGCCGCCTCTGATTTGGTCGATTACCTCAAACTCGTATTCAACACGGCCTTCGCCGCCGCACTCAGGGCATTCAACCTCGTCATCGAATGTAAATATTATCGTTGTCATATTTTTAGCCTATATAAAAGTTGACACCGTGGCAAGCAGATGATACGACAGCTTTGGGAATTAAAAAACGGAGGAAATCATTATGGAATTTGAAGTACCCGCATACCGTGACGCATTTGGTGCGACACATAACAGTGCATCTGGCGGCACTCAGCCGTTAGACGAGCATATTCTAAAGCTATTCCTACGCAAAGAGTACAAGATGAACTTCCCCTTTGGTGCAAGGCCAAGGGCAGGGCAGATTGTGCAGGAAATAGCCAACCATGCACTAGGCTTGCACAACTACAGCCCGATTTATGGGCGTAAAGAAGGCATCGGCCTACCAGAAGCTATCCGCTATGGCACCACAGAGTTTATCAACTACATGCCACGCGACTGGGATAATGGTAAAGACGCTGAGGAATACGATGAAATCAAAGAACACCTTGGCGAAATGGCTAAACACGCTGTCGATGGCCTCAATGAATACTATGGCGATGGCGAGATAGAGGGCGAGTATCAGCGTTGGCACACAGATGACAGGATAGATGTGCCTGTTATGCTGTTCCAGGATTACGCTGGCGGCGGCAAACAAATCGACCTTAAATGCTCTTTCCCGCTACGCAACCCACTAAAGAAGGACGGAACACGCACTTGGCGTGTGCCTAAGCCGCGCACAGAGCCTACTGAGCAGCAGTTGATGCAACAGGCGGTGTATTGGAAGGCTACGGGTGACAAACCCGCCCTACTGTACGTTACAGGCGTTGGCTATAACATCGTTGACGAGACAAACTGTGAGGCTATGAAGCCGGAGAACCTAGAGCGCAGGTACGAAGAGATAGTAATGCGCTGGGTTATTATCCAGAATTTGTTGAAGGCAGCTAATGGTTCATGGAGGACGCTATTCGGTTTGGTCCAGCCGGATTTCGCGCAGATAGCGCAGCGACACGGGCCGGAGATAACCAAGATTGCAAAGGAGGCTTGGAGAATATGACAGAGACAGAACAGTACCACGCGCAGGCAATAGACGAGTTGACTGCCAAGATGGAAAGGCTTGAGAACCAGGTTGAGTTCCTAAGCAAGCACATTCGGCTGATGGACGGCATCCACAACAAGGAAATCCGCACCATGAGTCAGGTCTTTGAAAAGGTTTATGACATGGAGAACAAGCAATGAGTAACCTAAAGCAAGCAATGGCAGAGGTGCAGAAGCTGCACGACAGCCACGGTATAACCCAGCGCGGCGGCAAGAAGTACACGCAAGTGGTACATCGAATGGAGGCCATGAGGTCTGTGTTTGGGCTAGACCTTGGCGTTGAGACAAAGATACTCGTAGACGATGGGCAGAGAGTTGTTGTCCAAGCGTTGATAACCTTGGCGCAAGGCGGGGTGGTAGGCTCCGGCATGGCTGAAGAAATCAGAGGCCAAGGCAACGTCAACAAAACATCTGCGCTAGAAAACTGCGAGACATCTGCCATTGGCAGAGCCTTGGCTAGTATCGGGCTTGCTGGCGGTGAATACGCATCAGCAAACGAAATAGACGCTGTACCTCGCAAACAGGAAGCGTTAAACTCACAGAATCAGGGCGGCGCGCCTGCTCCCACACAGTCCCCTCCGTCTGTGAAGGCTGCGCCCCCTGTGTCCCAACCAATCACCACACAAAAGGAACTGGATGACGCGGATAATCAGGATTCGCGGGACATCGACTTGTACAAGGATGTGAAATACAAGCTAACACAGTGCAAGATGAAGTCCCACGTTCACGAAACCTTTAATCAGTACAAGGTGGTGATGAAGCAGGTGAAGGAGCGTAGTCCAGAACGGGCGCAGCACCTTATGGCACTATTCCAAGAAGCAGAAGCCAAATTCAACTAGGAGATAATCATGGCTCGTAAATACAACAAGGTAACTACAATGCGCATATTCCCAAACGAGGATGGTGGCGCGAAGTTTAGCAACAGCAAATGGACACCGTACAAAGACGGCTCTCCGGCTGACGTTCACTTCCGGCACGATGGCCTGTACTCTATTCGCGCTTTCGCGAATGATGACGGTTCGCTAGGTGTGCAAATCTCAGAGATAGTTGAGCATCACGGCACAGATAGCATCACCGATGGCATATCGCAGCCAGGCTTAAAGAAGGTGGGCGAGGCCATGCAAGAAAAGCATGTGCCAAATACGCCTAGCCCAATGAGCCTAGACGATGACATTCCGTTTTAATGGAGCCAACAGAGGAAAGGATACTGTTAGCGGCCCGTGATGACGGGCTGCTAATATCCATAGATGGTGCGTGTAGCTACAAGCACATGACATCAAAGCAATATTTTGAACTAAGCCTTGAGTGCCAAAAGGCAGGGCTAAAGGTTTTACGGAGGGAACAAAGTGTCACAAACACAGCTACATACATTGAAGGCAGAGAGGGTTACTAATAACTGGGAGAGCAAGCGTATGCGCTCACCTAAGTTTTGGAAACAATACTGCCGTGAATTGGAGATGTTCGATATCATCCCGATTGTAACAAAAGTCACAGGCTACACTCTAGGGCAGTTGCGAAGCCACGCCCGAAACAGAAGCAAGGTTGAAGCGCGGCAACTGTTTGTGCTGCTGTGCTTGGAACATACGCCGCACAGCTTTGTCCAAATGGGGATTACCTTAAACCGTGACCACAGTAGTGTGGTGTGGCTATCTGCAAGAAAGCACAGTGATGCCTTTAAAGAAATCTGGGAAAAAGCCTGCGAGGAAATCGACACCCTCAAGGAAAAAGAGTTCGGGCCTGAGATATACTGACTGTGACTACTGCGCCACCCGCGTCTGCATTGATACGGGTGGCTGGGTTATTTTAGGAAACAAGAAGACAATCTGTATTGGATGCTACGAGAATAAAATACACCGTATCTTCTAACGCTTTTTCATAATCTTCTTTTGCAAAGCAGGTGGCAAAGTCTTCTGCTTTGCAGTCAGCCCCTTACCGTTAGCCGCTTTCTTCTTTGCTGGACGGCCTCGCTTGGAGCCGTATGTCCCTTTGCCCATTGGCATTACTTTCTTCCTTTCTTTGCTTTGTTACGTCTTGATATTGCTGCTGCCTTCGACTTTGCGTCAGCCTTGCTACTGGCACCCCATGCCCGTAGCGATAGTAACAACCTTGTCGGTTTGCCATTCTTTTTTTCTGGCCCCTTCATCCCACCCATACGCGCTAGAAAAGATGCCCTACGGGGGTTGTCCCCGCTTTTTACAGGGCGTTTTAGATTCATCCCCTGCTTCTTAGCAGACGCACGGCCCTTGGCGTTCAACCCACCCTTCGGGTTCTTGCCTTCTTTTCTTTGCCATGCTGGTGTTTTAGCCATCAATCAAACCGTGTCTATATCCGTTAGCCTTGTCGTATGTCAGCTTCTCGTTGCGCGGGTTCATGGCGTAACTACAATGTATCCACCCTGTATTGCCACCAGTATAGCACTCAAGAATAAGCTGGTCGAAGTCTAAGTTGTCTGCAATCCACTGCGCTACAACCATGTTAGAGACGCCTGCCACCTCAAAGTCTGCCGCCTCGCCCTTGGCATGTTGTGAGTTTACAGAACTGCCGATAGCCACGCATAGCTCAGGGCTGCGGTAGCCGGATGTAACAGTGACCGCGCCAAACTCGTCCCGCACAGGCTGGAGAATCTTGCCGCATAGGTCAATCATGTTATCTATCTGGTCTTGGTCAGGCTCGTTAGGGATGCCCTTACGTTCTGCGGTTTGGCTTTTCGTTAATTCACGAAGCGTGAAGTTTTGTGAAAGTCGCATGAATTTACTTCACCTTTCTGTAGGCTTTAGTTTTTTGGGCAATCTTCTTTGGCTGCTTGCTTACCTGCTTACCCGCTTTCGTAGCGCGTCTCTTTGCCCTAGTGGTCGCCGCGTATTCTTTTGAAGAGAGAGACTTAATAGCAGCCGTTGGTAGGTATCTTTCGCCCGTAGCTTTCGCGCCCTGCGTAGACGGTTTGCCGCTTTTTGTCCTCCATTTCTGCTTAGTCCATGCACGAAGGCTCCTCTGTGACTTCTTCATAGGCATTAGTTTTTATAACCCCCGCCTTTAGCTTTGTACTGCTTGGCAAGCATCTGCGCTTTACGGGCTGACCACTGCCCAGGCTTGCCGCCCTTGCCGCCAGCCTTAATGCTGTTAAACAAATTCTTTCGCATGGTAGGCTTAGTGTAGTTACCCGCCTCGTTTACCCGCGATTTTGTTTTGCGTTTTACTGGCTTTCTCATCGCTTAAACTTATTCAAGCCTCTTAATCCGAATGACGCACCTATACTAGCATACATCGCCCACTGGAACCAATCTGGCGTTCGGGAAAGGGCATCGAAGCCACGCTCAACATAGGGCTGTAGAGGGGGTATGAAGCACATGGCGATGATGGCTATGAAGAGGATAGTCCACGCCTCATCTTTCCAGCTATCTTGACTGCCTTGGGCCATAATCTTTTCCCAGCCAGCCTCATGCGTAGCGGCTACCTTCATAACCTCTGCCTCAGCTTCTGCTTTGGCTACCTTTGTACGGGCCACCGCAGCTTTTTCATCAGCCTTGCCCTTGAGCCAGCCCGAAGCCAACTCAGTTACTGCTGGTATTAGCATCTGTATCACGCTAGGTTCTCCTTCATTACTTTTCATGCCCCATCCACACAGCAAATGCGCCTGTCATGGCACCAGTGACTACACTAACCAAAGCCGACTGTTGCGTTGTGGGGTCTGGCAAGGTCATAAACCACTCTACTACCCGCCAGGCCGATAGCGACATCATAATCATCATCAAGCGGGGCAGTATCTTCCACGCTAGTATTCTTTCCATTGCTAAGGTCACGGTTCTTCCTCGCTTGTTCCTCTGTTGTCCTGTCGTGCAAGCACCACATTCTCATCTTAACCTACCCTGCACAATCTGCACCGCCCTATCCCAAGTATCTTGCTCAAAACACGGCGCGCAGGCGTAGTGCATCGGACGCCTTTGGCTGTACTGACGCACCTCTTCGGTGGCGTAATACCCAACCCTTCTGTCATCCAGAAAACAGTGTGCCACAATGTCTATCTCCCCTGCATTTGGTAATATCTTTTTTTTCGAGCCGCTGCCGTTTTGGAAGTGGTAAGATGGCTTCTTATTGTTGCCGTTACTCTTTACCGTGCTTGTCTTAACACTAATGCGCAAGAAAAACGCGGCATCAAAAGCCAGCACGTCTATTCTATCTTGCGGGGTGTGTACTATTTTCCAATTTCCCTCTAATTGGAGTATTGAGGAACAAACTATAAACTCCCCAGCCGCACCCGTCTTAGTAGACACGCTACTTCAAGCTCTTTAAGAACGTAATAAAGTAAAAGATAATAGCAGCCCCAGCTATCAACACTATAGGCAGGACAGTCCACAGTATTATTCTGTCACGCATCTTTGCCTGATATTCTAGCTCTTGTTTTTGTAATGCGCGTTGGTTAGCTATCTCTGCCTGTAGACGCTCCCACTGACCCCGCTTGCCATACAGATTGAATATGCTTCTAAGCTCAGTACGCATTTGGTCAAGCTCTTCTTTGCGGAAGAACTCGTCAATTCCAGCCTGTTCTGCGCCAGTCATCTTGCTAAAGATACTGTTCTTTTTTCTAGTTGCGCCAAACTGTAATTCAGCTTCAGCCTTTGCATACTTGGCTATCGGCCCACCTAATGATGATAGGTCACGACCAGCTTTAATAGCGGATGAGATAGCACCACTAGCTGCACTGACTGCGCTAAATGCCGTAATCGGGTCAATCATAAATCTTTGTCCCTTCCGGCACTAATTGCGGTAGACAGTAAGCAGTTATTTTATTGCCCTGCTTATGCAGGGATTGGGCAAACCAAACACAGTCTCTTATATCTCTAAAGTACATGTCTTTGTTTACCAGCTTTTGTTCCTCGCCAATCCCAACAAACACAAACAGAAGAAAGGCATGAACCACATCAGTCGCGCCGCGTTAGCCGTTTAACGGTGTCAGTTTCCCAAAGCCTGACCAAAATATAAATGCCGGTGAACACCGCCACAACGTCAGGTGCGTGGCCTAGCCACGCCGCAGCAGTCCCTGTTCCAGCAGCTACATCAAGCCCTACTTTGGTTCCATCGTTCATAGCTACCAGCCAGCCGGAACAGCTTGACGCATTGGCGGGTTGGCAAGCGCGGTCATCTGCTCATCGAGCATCGTCTGCATTTCAGCTTCAGTTTTGCCAAGGCTTTCAAGCGCCTTTCCCTTGCACCAGTCTTTTGTAATGCTGTCGAAAGCAATATAGTCACTGTCACCTTCTTCTGGTGTGGCTACAGCAGCAGTGCCATATGCCGTTACGCTTAGTGGCTCACCATCAAAGTTTGTCTCGCTGTCAGATACAGCAGTAAGCCGCCAGTGGATTGTATGGATGCAGTCAGCGTGTCCATTCTGCGCCTCATTACAAACATCCAATGTTGGGAAGTCCCAAGTGTATGTGTTTGCCATTGTCTACTCCTGTTAATTGGCTTCTAAGGCCGCTAAACGTGTTTCAATACTGCTTAACCGCTGTTCAGTTGCCGCACCTATAAACGCCAGCAGTTCGGGATAACGAACACCCAGACGTGTGCGTTCTGTGGCACCCTCTGGGGCTTCTTCGGCTGTGTCGTAGGTGTCGGTGCGTGTGTAGGCTGCAACAGCTTCTACGGCCTCTGTGACCACATTACCGTCCTCATCAAGCACCGCATCAACGGCCTCAACCGCTGGAACCTCAGTCTGTGTTTCCCACCAAGTGCTGCTAATAAAGAACGCATAATCACCAGCGTCTAGTCCAGCGGCAGTCATAGCTGCTTGAACGTCCTGCGCAATAACGCCTGTGTGGGTCCTTGCGGCATCGCCTTTTGCTTCGACTGCGCTGTTCCACTTGAACGTCTTAAACAGTGCGCTAATAGATTTAGCCGCTGTTATTTCAGCGTCAGTCAGTGCTGCAATTTGCTGTTTTTCGTTTGCGTCAGATGTTTGGATGGTGGCGTTGGTTGCGTAGATGTCTTTCCATCTACCATTTGTTGCGCCTAAATCAATGGCGGCATCACGCAATGCAAAAGTTGAGAGGTTCATTGGAAGTATACGCTCTGCGGCGGCGTTAAAATAAAAGCCAGTATCATCTGTGCCAATAGCTAAATTACTACTTACTGTCCCAATAGACCCGACTGTTGTGCCGTCTTTTGCAAAAGCAATAACATTACCGTCACTTGTTTTTCGGTTTATTTTAAGAGGTTCGCCACCGTCTCGTGTCATAAAGTGTGCGCCATCTGACTTCGCTTCAAAGCCAACACTAGCAACGTTTGGTGCAGTCTTCCCAACCAGCACGTTGCCGCTACTGTCGATGCGCATACGTTC